CGCACAAGCCAATCACCACACTCGTGGAATGGGACGAAATCGACGTAGATGAGTGCGCTGCCGGATACCGCGAAACCAACCGGGGCGACCCAGAGCCGGGTGAGAACCACACCCGCAGCTACCACCACGGTTGGCGCATGCGGATGCACGATCTTGGGGAAATCAAGGCTCCTGCCGAGCATATGCGTTTGGTGCGCGAGATCATGGATCGAGATCGTGTGGCGCGCGGCGACTACACGGTGGGCGAAGGCAAGCACGCCAGTCGACCGCGCTCCGTCGAGCAAGCCCTGGCGCACGCGCAAGCCATCGCGCGACGCCAGGGGTGCACAGCGCGCGTGTTTCGCGCCAGCGACGGCGCTCATATCGCAAGCGTGCAACCAGACGGCAAAATCGACCTGACGTGGGAAGGATCAATAGTCGCCTGACTGCGTCGTTTTCGACTGGATTGCTGCTGGCAGCCAAGCTATAAAACCCCTGCCACGGCAATTGTGCCGAGCAGGAGAGCAGCCCCGATGATCACCCTGACCTATTGCCAGCCCGTACGCCTCGCAGCCTGGGCCGACGATGCCTTCGCCGAGGTCTTCACCGTGCGCGGCTACGCCACGGTGCACGGCAAGAACCCCGACGACTACGAGATGATGGCGCGCGCCAACGGCCACGCGCTGGTCGGCACCATCTACAGCAGCGGCGCCCTGGTTGGCGATCGCGCCACTGCCAAGCGCCTGCTCGACGCGCGGCGTGCCGCCGCCGCGGCTGCGGTGACGCTGCACCCCGGCCAGGTGGTCCAGATCGACGGGCGTCCCTACGAGGTGCGGGTGGCAACCGGCAACGATCGACGCTACCCGATCAACAGCGACCCGATCCACTTCGACCCGGTCTGGATTCGGGACCTCGAGGGGATCGACGACGCTCTGCGCGACGACGCCGATCGCCGCGCCATGGAGGCGCAGTGCTTCCCCACCAGCAAGGAGGGCTGATCGATGTCCGACGCTCCCGCTGCCCTTCCCCGGCTGATCATGCACACGGTGTCGGCGACGCCGGTCTGCCCCGCGTATCGCGCCCTCTGCGTCGACACCGGCGCCAGGCCGCCGCCACAAGTCGCGGAGATCGACGGGCGCCGGTGCTACGCGGTCACTTATGCCAACGTCTCACGTCGGCAGCAGGGCCGCACGTCCTACACCGTGGTCTTCGTGCGCTGGCTGGACGACGGCTCCGCGGGCCGTTTCACCAGCACGGAATGGGCGCGCAAGGCGAAGCCCCCTCAACCGCGCCCAGGAGACCCGACATGAGTGCTCCGATCCCCGAGGGGAGGTGGAACCCCACCGCCCAGCGCCGCGCGGTCGCGGCTGCCGATCGCCCGCACACATGGGTCGTCGTGCAGAACCGTGGCGCATCGTACATGGCCGGTCTGATTCCGCTTGCCCGCGTTCGCCACTTCCACGCCCACAATGCATGGATTCTCTGGGTGGATGGCTTCGAGTGGAGAGTGACCCCCGACATGGTCATCGCCCGCACCGCGCCTCACATCCGGTTCTACACGTGCAGGAGCTTCACCACACTGAAAGAGGCCCAGGCCGAGGCCGAGGCCATTATCCGCGCCGCTGGCGCAACCGAAGGAAATTCCGCATGACCGTCTACGTGGCACACCGCAGCAACCTTTCCGGCCGCCGGCCAGTTAAGATCGACGGCCGACTGGTCGGCGAGTGCCGGATCCTATCGCGCCGCCATGGCGCAGGCACCGAGGTGCTGTTCTTCCTGCCTCGGTGCCGCGACTACTTCGCGGTGTTCGAGACCATGAAGGATCTGCGCGCCAGGCTTCCGGCGATCCTGGCGCAGGATGCCTGACAGCGCGCGCCAGGCGGCCGTGTGGCGGCGTGGCCGGCTCCGGGCCATCAGCCCCCGGCCGGGTCGCACGGAGGCGCCACTGGCGCACTGACGCGCGCCACGGGCGTGGGTTCCGTCTGCGGTGCCGGCTCGGTGCGACTGATGGCGTTGCTGATCTCGATCCAGACCTGTTCGCCGGCAGCCAGCGCCGCGTCGATCTGCACCAGCAGCCGGTCATATGCCCGCTGGCTGTCGGTGACGCCCTGCGCGTTGTGGCCCAGCCCCGGCAGGATGCAGCCCTCCGTGTGCGTGTGAGTATTGCCGGGGTGAATGCGGATGCCCTCGAAGCCCGGCACGCCGACCAACAGCGGCATGCGAACCGGTCGCCCGGCGATGCGCGTGAAGCGCGGCGACACGTTGACGATGATCCGGTAGCGGCCAGCGGGAATGGCAGTCTCGCCCGGCACCTTCATGCCATCCTCGCGCACCACGTCCTCGCAGGTGTAGCAGTCGAAACGACCATCGACGTGCAGTCGTCCGAGGGTCCATCCATTGGCGCTGGCTTCGCGGCGCAACGACAGCATCATCGGTTCAGACTCCTGCAATGGTGAGGGACAGCCCGGCGCCCAGCGCCATGCCGGAATAGAACTCGGCCAGCGCGGTCGGCATCGGGATCCAGCGGGGATAGGGGGTGTCGACGTGCTTCCAGAAGCCCATCCATCGGATGTCGGGACACGCGATCGCTGCAGCCCACCACGCGGGCGCGCGCAGGACGCCGGCCAGCACCAGCCACCAGGGACTCATGCTCAGCGCCCACGCGCCGATCGCCAGGGCGCAGCATGCGATCACCCCGTTGATGGCCAGCCCGATCGTGTCGATGAGGCTGCGCGCCTCCATCACCGACTCGTTCTGGCCGTCTGGTTTAGTGAACCGGATGAAGGGGGGATGCCACAGGTAGCGGGGGAAGCCCCATGTGGTGCCGACGAATGTCGCCACCGCCGCCGCCGGCACCAACCACCACAGCATTTGCGGCGCCACGCCGGCCCACCACGCCAGCGCCGCCACGGATCCGGCAGCGATCGCCGACTGAACCGTGCGCGCCACCTGGGTGCCGCCGATCGGGCCGAGCCATTGGCCCAGCAGCCCCCCGGCAAAGCGCCTGCCGAATCCGTTGGCGATGATCACCGCAGCAAAGATCACCCAGCTCATTGCGATGCGTTCCGCGCGTGCTTGTCGTCGATCACCGCCCCGAACACGTACGAGCCAATGATGCCAAGTGCGCCGGCGACGATCGCGGGCGCCAGGGTCAGAGTGACAGCCGCATCCGGTCGGCGTTCGACCAGGTAGACCAGAAAAGCCGCGCTGGAGAGCAGCGACCAGATCACCACCCTGCGCCGGTACTTCCAGCTTCCCGGTGGCATGACGATCGGGTCAGCTGGCATCGAGCAGAGCCTTCACATGGCGCAGCCGGGCGCGGCAGTCGTTGCCCGCGGTCACCACGTCGACGATCCACAGGGCCAGAGCCTGGTCATCAGCGGTTGGCGGTGGAGGAGGGGGGGCGGCCTGGCAGGCCAGCATTGCCGGGGGCACTTCCTGGCGCACGACCACCGCTTGCGGCGTCGCGCAGGCCGCCAAGGGCAACAGCCACAGCAGGCGACGCCATGCAGGAGGTTGTGACGGGAACACGGATGATCCTCTCACGTGTGGTGGTGGCGGCAGCGAGCTGCGCGCGGTGTTCGGCTTCCAGGCTTGCCATGGCTTGCAGTGCGTGCTCCTGATCGGCCAGCCGCACCGCAGCCACCTGCGCGTCAAGCTCTGTCCGGTATTCAGCACGGATGGCGGGATCATGGATCAGGCGAAGCCACGCGAACCCGGTGGCGGCCACAGCGGCGAGGGCAGCGGCACCAAGCGCGGGGGCAAGCAGCGGAGCCGGGATCACAGTGCGCCTCGCACCAAGCCGCAGGAAGCCGCCTGAGCGGGTTTCAGCCAATGCCGGCGTCCTATCCCCATGCGCGGGCGACAAGGCACCCAGCGCCCCCCAGCGGCGCGCAGGTCAGGGCTGCCGGCGCGGGACAATGGAGTCCATCTGTTTTTCAACGCGGTCGATCGCACGGAGAATTGCCGAAACGCTCGTCTTCACCGCGGCAATGTCACTTTGGATCGTGGCTTCGGTCTTGGTGTCTTCCCGCCGGGCTTCCTTCAGTTCCCGCACATCTGCCACGACCGCAGCGATGTCCCGCTTGGCCAGTGCCAGTTCCTCGTTGACTCGACCCGCCCACAAAAGGTGGGCCGGGATTCCCGTCATCACCAGAGCAAGGATGAGAGGCACGCCGATCCGAGACGCAGCCGCCCACAGCGCGCTCTTGGCTATGCCCTCAACATGGGATGCAACAACCTTCGGCATACGCAACGTCATAGCACTCCCGGGATGAATGTGGCAACGAGATGCACCGGCGGCCTGGCCAAGATGCGCAGATCAAACTGTAACGATCCATGTGAATTGAAACGGCAGTTGGAGCGCGCCACCATCGACAGCTGCCTTGAAGACTGGCGCGAATTCGAGAGGAACGTAATCTTGAAAAACCGTCTCAAGCCCGTTGAACGGCAGCGTGTTGAATTCCAGGGAGTTGAAGGGGCCGGCGGTCACAGTGCGCAATCCCGACAGGATACGAATGTCGACCTGGTTGTTCAGGCCGAACCCCACAGACACCTGATAGGTCTCATCCAACCCAGGGTCCGTTCCGTTTTCACCAACCAGGAACCGCATGACGCGGCGCTTGAGCCACCGCACCGAGAACTGCCGTCCGTCGCCCTTGTAGAAATTCCAGGTGATGATGCGCTTGAACACATCGTCGGTCGTGGCGAACACATTGGTGGGCTGCACCGTGTCCATCGCGTTGAATGGCAGCGTGTTGAATTCCAGGGAGTTGAAGGGGCCTCGGTTCCGGTTGAACCCGCTCGGCAAAGTCGGGCGGGACTGGCCATAAAGACCCATCGCCACCCAATCCAGCAATGCACCAGTGATCGGTGCGCCGGTATAGACGGGAAGATTGGCTTCCGCGAGCCAAGTGATGATTTCTTGGCTTAGTGCGTTGTATGCTTCGACAAACGCTTGCAAGTCGTCGTCGTCATTATACTGGACGTAGAGATAGCTTTTCAGTGTGTCCGACTGATACGCAGGCTCTGTCCATGCCAAGTCGTAAATGGTCATGCGGAAATGGCCGGGTTTGGCGGGCTGCCGGTGATAGGCTGCGGGTAGCCGAACCCGGGCGGGATCGCCACGATGCTGCCGCCGGTGATGGGCGGCGTGCTGGCGGCTTGCCAAGCAGAGATACCATACGGCATCGACCTGGCTGCTCCCACAATGTCCACTGTCACGCCAACGCCACTAAGGTCTGCCCCGTTTGCAATAAGGGCCGCGCCGGCTTTTGTGCGGAAATCTGCCGCACCGCTTGTTGTGTTATGGAATTGATCAGCATAGGTTAGGGATGGTTTGTTGCCGGTGCCTACCGCAATAGTTTGGTCGCTGGCGTTATTACTGCTTGACGCACTGATCGCGGACGGGCGACTGAAATATGGGAAGCCAAACCCCGCGCAGTTTTTCAATAGCATCGAAGCATATGAATTGAGGAACGCAGACGAGAGAACCCCCGGAGTGACGTTGCTGTAGGTCACGCCGGTGCAGTTGTAGGCGCTGATGCTGCCGCTCGTGATGATCAGCGCCGCAGAGTCGTTTCGAGGCGCCGCCGACGAAATGAACAGGCAGTTCCGCGCCACGACACCAGCGCCCGTCACGTTGCAGCCGACATGCCGCCCAAGGGCGATCACCTGCTCCACTTGCACATTCGCAGCGCCGATGCTCAGGCCCGCTTCTAGGCCCGCTGTGGCCGCAATCTGAAGCTTGCTTATCCGGGTGTATGCCGTGGACACGATCACGGCCGCGCCCGCGTATCCTACGGTCTGACGAATACCTGCACCGTTCGCTGCGTCGTAGCGCAGCGCATTAGTCAGCTTGCTGGCGTTGTCGGCAAAACTCGCCCCCGGCGCGGCGGTCAGGTGGATGTATCGCGTGGCGTCCACGGTCTGGCCGGCGATGGTTAGAAGCGTCGAAGTGCCAACAAATTCCTGGTTGAGAGCCTGACCTTCCCAAACCTGATCCGCCGTCACAAGGTCCGCTGGGCTGGCCGCCTCCCAGGCGGCGAGGGTGGTATAGTCCCCTCCCGTGCCAATGGTGCTAACGACCGTGGTGGGCATCAGCCGAACACCACGCCGCGGACGCCAGGATGGGCGTCACCGAACACCTTCGGGTCTTGCAGCACCGGCTTTTTCTCGATCAGCCCCGCCACATCCTGCGCCTTTCCCACTTCGCTACCCACCGCACCCATCTTCATGCGGAACACGCGCCGACGCAGCACTTGCGACAGCTTCTCGCCTTCCTCGGTTAGATAGCCAATATCCGTTGCAGTGAGTTGCGAGAGATCGGATTTGTTCCTGCCAGGGAAGCGCACGATCTTCCACGCAGGGTTTGTGCGCTCGCGCGCGCTCCACGGATGCCCATCGTCCTCGATCGTGATGACGTCACCCGCCTGCCAGAAATGACGGTCCTGCGTCGGATCGCCGGTGAGCGGCTGCTTGTCCGTAATCCAGACCAGCACTTCGGCCACGGGTCACCTGTAGGCTTCGGGCCAGCCGGTGTAGTGCTGCACCACGTCGCCCTGCGGCGTGCGGTGGGAGTATACGCACCAAAGCGTGGTGTCGTCGGCCAGTGCAGTGATCTTGTGCGTCCAGTTTGCACGGACCAGGAAGTGCGCCGGCGCGCGGAACTCTCCCTCCATCACGCGCCCGTCCGGCCCCGCTGCGACCACGGCCACTGCGCCGGTGAACACGACGCTTGTGTGGTCGAAATTGTGCGCGTGACCGTCAATCACCTGCCCCTCGGCCATGTGCTCGTTCGGGCGGATGAAGACGTTCCCACTGACCCATTCCATGCCGGGCGCCTCACGTTTCGACGACGAAGTGTGTAGCCAGGAACTTGTGGCCCGTGGTGGCGCCGATGACGCTCACCGTCCACGCCGCGCCGGGCCGAAGCCCGGCGAAGCCGATCGCGCAGCAATTGCCGGGCGCCAGCACCGCATAGTTCCCGGCGCCATTCACCACCGCGCTGGTGTTGATGGCCACGAACAGGTTCTCCGCCGTGGCGATGCCCTGACTGGCGGCATCCGGTGGGTTCTGGATGATGAGGTAGCGGCTGTTCGCCGTGAACGTGACCGCGATGTTCTGCGCGGTGCCGCCGGTGGTGATGGTGCCACCAACCGCAGCAGGAGATGCCATTGCGGCCACGCTCGGGGGTTCGCTGGCGTCCGTCAGCCACACCGGGATGGCCCCGGCTGGGTTGTTCTGCGCGTTGGGGAACGACACACCGGCCTCCGATCAGGAATAGAACGAGATGAGAAGGAATCCGCCAGAGCCAGCGCCGCCCACGCGATCACTCGGTTCGCTGCCCAAATTCATGGCGCCGGATCCACCGGCCCCATAACCTGTGGCGGCTGAACCGGCAGAACTGGTGCCGCTCTCGCCGCCCCCCGTCCCATAGGGCGAATTGGCGCCAGAGCCGGAAAATCCATTCGCGGGCGTGAATCCCTGGCCGATGCCGCCGGCATCCCCGCCGCACAGGTACAGCGCAGTGCCGCCGCTCTGCGACGCAAGCGCGCCCGCAGCCCCGCCACCGACAGCGGATGGCGGGGTGAATGCGATGCTCCAGCTGCCGCCGCCGCCGCCGGGAAACGTGATGGTCCCGAATGTGCCCGTCAGCGTGGTGGTCCCGCCATTGCCGCCAAACCCGCCCACCACGCCGCCCGCCCCGCCTGCGCCGATCGTCGCAGAAAGCGAGGCAATGCCGGAACTGACATGCACCTTGCCAAAGCCCCCACTGCCACCGCCAGGACCAACTGCGATGTCGGTTGCTCCGGTGCTTTCCGCTCCGCCACCACCGCCACCACCACCGACGCCTTCGACGATCATGAATGTGGTTCCGGCCGGGACCGAGACTGCACCCGTTGCCGTTACCGGCAGCACTTGCAGCAGCCGGCCAGGGTTGTCGTCGGGCTGCACCAAGCCTTGCATGGTGCCTGCGGTATTGAGGTTTGCCGCGATGTCGCCCGCGGTCCACGCCAGGGCGGTTGTGCCTTCCTGCGCTCGCACGATGGTCAGAGTGTCCACAGAGCGCGCCGTGACGTGGACGATTTCCTTCAAGATGCCAGTGGCGGCATCGGTAAACGTCATCACGAAGTAGTCGCTGCCAGTTGGGCTGGGGAACAGCGCGCCGGTGCCGGGCGCAAGATTGCAAGCCACAGCCACGTTGCTGATCGAACCCGCAAGCGTCGATGTGGCGTTGTTGGCAAAGAGGATGGACACGCGATGCTCTCCCGAGACGCTTCACGCCCTATAGACTGTTTCACACCCGGCTGCATAGCTTTTCGGCACGCGAGGTGTCGGGATGCTATCCCTGTGTGATGTCGATGTGTGTGCTGTCGGTGAAGAAGTAGCTCTCGGGATCACCTTCGATCACCCCTGTGCCGGCGATCGGGGGGGTGCCGATGCCATTGATCGAAACGGTGAACACCATTCTGGTCAGCTGCTCTGGCGGCACCAGAGACGCCACGGCCTGCTGGAACACCGTCTGCATCTCGAACAGGTTCATCGGCCGTCCCACCACCACACCCATCACGTAGTCCACCAGGGCAGGCGATCCCAACTGCGCCACGCCGGCGGGGGGCACCAGGTTCGGACTGGTCGTGTTCCACGTCACAGCGATATCCACGACCTGCTGCGGCGGCTGGACGTAGCGGACCACATAGCTGTCTGGGAAATCATAGATGTCGACTTCCTGGTTGCGATCGTTCGGCGTGCAGACCCCGCCGCTCACATACGCGCCATATCCGCTCGTGTTTACGCCGATCGAGAATGTCTTCTCCGTGATGACCGTGGCCGTATAGGTGTTCCCATTCAGCGCAGTCATGCCGACGACGTCGTTGATCGTCACCAGATCGCCCGTCTCGTACCCATGGTTCAGATCGGTCGTGACCACTCCCGGGTTCGCCTGTGTCACATTGGTGATGGCGATTGTGCTGCCCACGAGCGTCGAGATGTCGAACAGCGCGGTGAAGATGGCATACGCCACCTGATACGGATCTCCGCCGCCGCAGATGACTTCCCACCCGGTTGATTGCTGCCGCACGGACACGAGCCGCGGCTGCACACCCTCAACCAAATGCAGTGCTGTGCGCAGCGCGGTGGGCATGCCTTGGCTCACCGCCAGCCCGGCTTGCAGCACCTGCGCGCGGTATGCCTCGGCGGTCTGCGCCCCGGTGCCAGGCAATCCGGGATCCGGGTTGTCCACCGTCAGCGTGATTCCATCCGGCACCGACGTCACCAGCTGCGTCACGGTGCCAGCCGGGACTGCCCATGTGCCTTGCGTCGTGGCCAGCGCGAACAGTTCGCCGGAGAACCCATCGGTCCCAATCACCCCTCCGGTCTGCACCACGTACTGATAGGTGCCATCGCTGACGGTGAAGCCCGCAGAGATGACGAAGCCGACGTCTCCGGCAAACACCACCTGAACGCTGGTGGTGCTGTCCAGCCCGAGCGGGACGCCGTAGATGTTGCCCAGCTGTCGCAGGAGAAAATTGTTCGCCCCGTACGGCGTGAGGCTGTTGACCAGCTCCACCTTGGCGGCATCGGCCAGCGCGATGGCTGCCACGTCGGTGCTGGCGATGTCCTCGATCAGGCTGCCCGGCAGATTCGCGGTGTAGCCGGGGTTGGTGGCTGCGACCGCGTCCACCAGTGCCTGTCGGATCACGATGGGAGATGTGGGTTGCAGCCCTGCCGATGTGACCACCGTGGGGAATGTGTCGCTCATATCGGGATGGTCTCCTGGATGCGCGTGCCATAGTTGGTCACGATGTTGACCCGGTATTCAGGCGTCGGTTCCGGCATCTTGGTGATGATGAGAGAAGCAAAGTACGGTGCAAACTGCCTCTGTGTCTGGAACACATAGAAGTCGGGGAACACCTGCTGGATCACGGACAGTTCCGATGGGATGCCGTGGTTGGCATAGAACGGCGACTCCCCCAGGATCAGCTGAAGGCATTGGCAAACGGTCGTGACATAAAGATAGTCATTCGAGCCGTTTTCTTGTGTCTCAATCTCCACCCATTGCCGATAACCATCATCGTCGGGTGGCAGCCTGCCGTAAGTTCTCATGCCGGTGGTCCCGATATGCCGCCGCCCGGCTGGACCGCGGTGTGCCTGTGGGTTTTGAGGCTGATGCCATCGGCGATCACATCGCCGCCGTTGACGGTGACAGCGCCGCCGCCGGGCAAGGTGATGGTGATGCCACTCGGCGTCAACTCGATCTTGCACGCTCCTGCGCTGTCCCGGATCGTCACACCGCCAGGGCCGTAGATGGTGGCCACGGTGGCGCCGACGTCCTGGAACGCCATGTTGCCGATCGGCGCGAACACCAGCGTCCCGAGATTGCTTTGCAGCGTGAGATCGGCAGTGCCGCCACCAAGCCCGGACATGCCGCCAAGATATGCGTCGGCAGGGATGACAAACCCGCGACAGCCCACAGCCAGGGGAGCGCGGATGTATTCGCTCGTCAACACAGGCATCCGCACCTGCGGCAGGGTGAACGGGATCGACCCCAACTCGAATTTCACCGTGACGATGGTTCCCGGCTTGTTCACCGCCACGATCGATGCAGGCAGCGCCTTGCCCAGCAACTGAATCGCATCTTGCGCGCGCTTGGTGGACAGATCGTTGAGGCTCTGGCCGAGCGGCTTCTTGAGATATGCATCAGCCATTGGGCGTTCCTCCCCCCGGAGCCACGGTGGCCGCCTGCAATGTGACTTGGAACGTCGTCACCCAGGACTGTCCGCTGCTGCCACGAAACCGCCCTGTGTGCCGCGCGTTGTCGATCTGGAACACCCCGGCGAATGCGTCCCGGGCGCGAACCTGCGATTGGGATGCTGGCGTGGTGATCGATTGCAAGACAGAGAGATTGGGCGGCAGCCGCACAAAGTCACCCGGCTGTAGATCACCGCGCATCACTGTGGTGATGGAAAGCCGATCCGCAGCCAGCCATGTGATCTGGCCCACCAGGTCGTTGAAATCGATGCGGGCTGGCGTGGAAACGGTTGTGGCGTCCTGGATGATGAACTGGCGATCCCGCAGCAGGATGCGCACGCCGGGATATCGCTGCTCACGGATGATGCCGCGGCTGACCTCACGGATGAACCGGGCAAACTGGTAGGGCGTCCCATAGAACCCGGGCTGATCGTATTGCAGCACCAGGCGCGGGCTGATGTTGATGCTGGCAGTGTAGTCGGGGAACGCCGTGCGCAGGGTGGATCGGATCGCATCGGCGAGCAGCTGGCCCGCCTTCCAATCGATCGTGAGATTGACCTGGGTTTCCGGCTTCGTGTCGCCGGCGGTGTAAATCAGGTCCAGCGTCATATCCGTGCCGATCCAGTTCCCGAACGCCTGCTGGATCACACCTTTCATCAGAAGGCCCGCCTGCGCGGGTTTCGCCAGTGGCAGTCCTTTCTGCATTCCGCCGTAGACTTCCAGATCCATATTGTTGAAGTCGCTGGCCTGGATCATCGTCTGCAAGTCGATCCCATAGATGCGCACGGAACCACCGCCCATCGGGGTTGCGAAGTCCGTCACGGGAATGTCCAACTCAACGTCAAGTGCGTTCGGGAGCACCTGGCCGGTCAGACTTTGCGCGCGATATGTGCGCAGGTCCGCAGCCGGCACAGCCGGACGATTCCCAGCAGCCGCTTTCGCTGCGCGCGAGATGCGGATCAGATAGTACCGCATGGACCACCCAGGCTCACGGCTCGATGACCTCGAACTGTGTCCGCGCGGGGCGCCAGACGAGCATCGTCCGGGTGTAGTTGGCAGTCAGGCTGATGTCCCGGTCCAGGGGCGAGCCCACCATGCCAATCGACAGCAGCAGCACCGAATCCACGGTGTAGATGTTGGCGAACCATCTCTGCCCGAACAGGTTCCACGTCACCACCACAGTGAACGCTTCGCCGTCCAATACCGCCTGGAATTGGAATGGCGCAGTGGGCGTGGGCAGGAACGGAATGATGGCGGTGGTGGTGGTCACAGGATGCCCCCCAGGTCTGCGATGCCGGGGGGGGGCGCCAGGAACCCGTTGGGCTGGGGCAGAACACCAGCCAGGTTGCGTGCAGCGGCCTGCACCACCGCGGCCGCACCGGAGATGGCAGCGCCCACGGTCAGGGCTGGGCCGACCGACAGACCGAGCGTTGGCACCTGCGCGTTGATCTGGCTCATCTGCGCGTTGAGCGCGGAGACGGCATCATCCTCCGTCAGAAGCGGGCGGACGAAGTCGAATTGGAACTCCGCCTGCACCTGGCGCCCGCTGCTCTGCGTGATGTCGCGCAGGTCCGTGAGCAGGCAGTTGGTGTAGATGAACGCCGGGGTTGCCACCACGTATGTGCCGCCCGTCGTGCTGTGCAGGTTCAGCGTCGCACGCAGAGCCGACATGGTCGCCAGCTTCGTCAGATAGCCGCCCGGGCCGCGCGCGGGACAGATCATTCGCAGGGAGATGCGCAGAGGGTCCGAGATGATGGCGTTGGCAGCCACCCTCTGATTGGCGAACGGATAATCGCCAACCCGGTTCGCAATCAGCGATCCACCAGGCAAAGGCTCGAAGTGGCCGAAGAAGTCGTTCAGGTCCAGATCGGCGGCACCTCCCAAGATGCCGCGGGCAAAGTTGATGGATTCGGTGAACGCGATGATCGGCAGCATTCCCGCCGGAGAGAACTGCGTGATGGCACTTTCCCCGGTCAGGATGATCGGGCTGATCTGGTAGCCGAGCTTGAAGATTTCCTTGCCGGCGGATGTGAATGCAGCCCCGCTCATTGCGCCCTCGCTGCCGCGCCAATGACCGCCACGCGGGCGCCGGCTTCGTTTTCAACCCGAAGGTCAACGCGCGGCGGCTGTGCGCGCTGGCGCTCCAACTGGTCCACCACGCGCCGCAGATAGTCCTGGGTTTCGCGTGGCAGGTGCGCTTCCCACTGTTCGCCATGCTGGCGGCGCACGCGATCCACGTTTGCAGGCCCCCAATTGTAGGCGGCCACCGCGGCACGGATGTCGCCGCGGAATTGTGCAGCCAGGTCGCTGAGGTAGCGCGCTGCTGCTTCGCTGGAGCGGCCCAGGTCGTTGAAGTCCTCGGGCCGGAGCAGGCCGTATTGCGCGCCAGTGGCTGGCATGAACTGAAAGTGCCCCAGAGCGCCGGCGCGGCTTGGCCCCATGTTCCGGCCGCGATTGGACTCGATCGACCAGATGCGGTCGAGCGTGCCTGCGGGGAGGTTGTAACGGGCCTCATGGTCGGCGAACGAGGACACCGCATTGATCGGGCTTCGCAGCCATGCGCCGGGGTCCACGCCTGCGCGCATGTCCACGCCGGGTGCTCCACCCAGCGCACCAATCTGGTCAGCACTCGGGCGACGATGCAGAGCCAGCGCGCCGGCGGCATATGCTTCCCGCTCAACCATGCCGTGGTAGTAGGCGCCTCCCATGCCTCCCCACCATGCGTCGCCTTGCAGAGCGGCATTCGCACCAGCCGCGCCGCCAGCGCCGGGGAACAGTCCATTGATCCACGCAGCCACTCGTGAAACCGCGCGCCAGACGCTTTCGACCGCGGAACCGAATGAGCGAATATCGTCAAGGAACTCCGCCGATGCGATGTATCGCCCCGCCACCCCGATCCCCGTGGCCAGTCCGTTGATCGCCGCGCGCATGACGTCCAGAGACAGCGCCGTCTTCACCGCCTCGGTGAATGCATCGGACAGTTTTTCGATCTCGGGCGCCAGCGGCGACAGCGCGTCCAGGAACACGGTCTGGATCACATTCCCTGCGCGGTCGAACTGCACCGACAGGCTCTGCCAGCGCCGGGCCAGTGCGTCAGAGACCTCCATCCGGCGCCGGTCCTGTTCGACCATTTGCCGGCTGGCCTCGATCTCCTGCACCGTCATGTTGTGTAGGCGCTGCAAGTCGTCTTCGGTGAAGACCTCGAGAAGCCCTCGCGCCTTGGCATAGGACAGCGACTGGCCGCCTTCCTCATAGATGCGCTTGGCGGCCAACGGCGCCTGCCGCGCCAGATCGCCTGTGCTGGCGTTCGGATCCAGCCCCATCGACAACAGCGCCCATCGCCGGTCGGGGTCGTTCCTGGCGCTCGACAGGTTGCCCAGCACTGACCTGACATCGAACATGCTGGAGAAGTTTGTCTCGAACGCCCGCATCTCCCCTGGCGCCAAGCCAAGGCCCAGCGAAGCGCGCCGTGTGGCGCCCGCAGCGCCAGCCAGGCCACTGATGCCCCACAGCCCCCCAGCGCCCGCCAGACCGGCCCCCAGGGCGCCCACGGTGCCCCAGCGAAGCATGGCGGCTGCGGCCCTGGTGATGTGCCCGGTCACCGCCCCATAAACGCCCAGCAGCCGCTGAGCGTCAGTGGTTGCTGTGCGGGTCCAATACGAGATGGTCCTCCATGCGCCGGCAGTATCGCGCAGTGCGCGGTTGTATGCCTGCTGCTTGCCCGTGGCCTTGTCTGTCGCGCCCTGCGCCTTCGTCAGCGCATCGGTCTGCGCGTCGATGCGTTCGCTGACATTCTCAATGGCGGCTTCGATCCGACCCCAGGCCATCGGCAGGCCATTCACCGCGACGGTGTACTTCTCGAAGTCCTGCTGGAACTTCTTGAAGGATTCGTCGTCGACCTCGACCTGGAAGATGCTCGTCGCCATCAGGTGCCTCTGCCGCCCGCCGCGGCGATCAGATACCGCTGGCGGAATTCGTGTGCGTTCGCATATCGCTCAAGGCCGGCCTGCAACGCGAAAGATGGCCAGCCGGCACCCGCGCACCAATCAAGCAACGCGCCTAGGTGACCGCAGCCGTCGCGCCAGTATTCTCGGTCGCGGTCGATGTCCGCAAGGAAGCGGCGAATTCCGTAGCACTGGACGATGTAGTCCGGGTTCCCCAAAGGTCGCCCGTCGCTTGCAGGATCGGCGTCAGTGTCTCGGTCCGGTGCATGGCTGAGAGCACCGTAAAAAAAACCGCAGCCCCCATCACCTCCGCCCGCTCGCGCTCCGAAAACGTTCCTTTCTCCAGAGCCACCGCCATCGGGACGGTTTCCCAGCCCGCGGCGCCAGGCTGAACCACGTTGGACAGCCGCACGATCTCCGCCAGCAACGTGCGCTCCACGCCCTCTGCGCCGTCCCACACGCCCATCTGCTTGGCCATCGTCTTCAGCGCCAGGCCTGCCACACGCGGGCCGGAGATCACCGACAAGCCCTCAGCGTTGATCAGCGCAAAGGTCTTGGCGATCACCAGCCAGTGCGTCTCGAATACCGGCCGGGACAGAGGTGCAACGTGGACGAAAATCCCCTGCGCGCCGCGCGGCACGGGGATGATCAGGTTCAGGTTTTCATCCAAACGCATCCGGCTGACCCCTTATCAGACCAAGTCCCACAGCGAGGAATTGGTGTTGTAGTAGCCATGCACCGAGACGACATAGCCGGCGTCATCGCCCGCCATGCTCATTTCTCGCACCGAGGCGATGGCGCAATTGAAGAAGTCGTAGTTCGGGAATGCCGACGAGTCCGGGATCACCTGCAGGGATCCCAGCCGCGCATCCAGCTCCATCCGCTGCTTGTACAGCGACGACAGCCGCTGCGTTTTGAGCAGGTGAATTGTCACCTGCGCGATCATGTACGGCTCCGGGCTGGTCACTGCGCCGGTCATGGTCGGCACGAACAGCGTGCTTTCACCTTGCAGCGCCACCGAGATGCCTGCCTTGCCGAGGAATGGCGCTGTCACGTTCAGGCTCGGGAAGTTGGGGATGACCACCGAGCCGCGGATGCGGTTCAGCGTGCCCTGGTCGACCAGCGGGTTGGCAGCCATCGGCGATGCTCCTGTCTACGGCGGGGGGCGCTGCTGAGGATCAGGCGCTCGGGAAGTCGGTCACGTTGACGTTGAAGATGATCTCGACGAACCCGCGCGCAGGCGTGTAGCTGACCGACAGGCCTGCGTATTTCCCGATCGGATAATCGTTCGGATTGTCGATGATGTAGGTCGGGAACGACACCGCAGCCACGCGCACCGGCGCCAGCACGAGGCCGTAGGAGATGCCCCGGTTCATCGTTGCCTGTGCACGGGCTTGCAGCCGGTTGATGCCATCCTGGTTGTAGTACAGCGGGTTGATCGGGTTGTTCGACCCGTTGATGATCTCGTTCGACAGGTCGATGTCGATGTTGATCTGCACCCAGTCGACCGAATACCAATATGTGGCATCGCGGCCGTCCATCGTGGTGCCCCACATCAGCACCGTATTCGTGATGCCGCCCTCTGCCCCGGTGCCGATCCAGTTGACGTTGGCAGCCTTGAGCAATGCCAGGAATGCGCCATTGCCGCGCAGCGGGTACGCCGTCACCCCGAACATGTAGCGGAATGCGAATGGCGCCACCTTGTTCGTGGTGCTGGGATCGTTGTTCAGCCAAGCATAAAACGGCGCGGCCAGGGAGAATTCCGTGGCGGGGATCGTCGGCGCTTCGATCAGTCCGACCACGCATTTCAGCGTGGCGTCAAAGTCGCCATAGGTATCGCTCGTCATGGTGGTGAAGAAGTAGGTCTTGGCCGTGGTGGCCTCGAAATCGGCCAGGAATGCGATGTAGCTGCTATCGTACGCCCAGCCGCGCGGCACGAGGTACGCGTAGAAGATCTGAGGATCGTTCGCGTCGATGAAGTCGGAAAGCTCCTGCACCGCATCCGGCTTTTCGACATTCCCCAGTTCCAGCACGTAGACGCTGACGGCGGTCCCCTGCGCGAAGAACGTGTCCACCATCGCCGACAGCTCGTTGACGCTGAGCGGCGCCCACGTGCCCGGCACGGTGCACAGGCCGGGGTTGGAGACCAGCGGGAAGGTAAACGTGCTGGCGCCGGTGATGGTGCAGATGCGGTCAGCGCCGTTGTATGCGGTCGGTGTCGCACCCGCGATGGTCAGGTTCAGGACATCGCTGACGGTCATGCCATGCGGTGCGGCGGTGGTGACGGTCACCGTGCCGCCGCTCCACGTCATCGTGGAGATGGCGGCTGGCGCACGCAGGATGGCAGCCAGGTCTGCCGCCGCGGTTAGCAGGGTGGTGGTCCCCACCGCCCTCGTGGTGCCGCCCGCGCTGATGAGCGCCCCGGTGCGCTGCAACGTCGAGGGCGCCGGCGCAATCGTCTGGCTGACGTTGACCTGGACGATGTTGTTGGCCATTGGCGGAACCTCGATGGCTGCGGTGTGAAGACCCTAGGCTGTGCGCGTCGCGCGGGCGCGGATCAGTCCTTGGTCACTTCCGTGGTGGTGAAGGTCTGCGTGGCGGTCCCGGTGATCGAGATGGCCCCGGTGTACGGTTCGGTCGGGAACACGTCGATCAGGTGCAGCGTGCCGCCGGCAGCCACCTGCACCCCGCGGCTGGCGGCAGTGGTGCCGAACGCCACCAGCTGCAGCGCCGCGCCGTGGTTGCTGATCGAGCCGCCCAGCGCGCGGTCGGCGTTGGCTGCCATGGCCACCTGGAACGTCCCCGTCGATGCGATCGTTCCCAGAGTCTGGACCACCGAAATGCCGGCGGTCGGCGAATCGGTGGTGGTGATCAGCGCGCCGTTGGCGTCCACACGCAGCGACGCGGTGGCATTGCTCGGGTTCAGCGCGGCGGTCACTTGGTTCGGGTTCTGCGGCATCGCCAGACTCCTTGATCGGGTGTGGACAGACTTCGGTTGGCAGCCATAGCACAGGCCAGACGAAAAAGACGATTGTTGCGGTGACGATTACCGCTTGCGCTTCGCATGCGTGGGAGTGGAGGGCTGCGCAGCAACAGCGCCACCGGCGCCAACCACGTCGGCACTCTCGATCGATGCCACGAAATCGACCACGCACTGATGGATCAGGCGCCAGCCGGTGAAGCCCCGGACATGCTTCAGAAGATGCTCGAAGTCGGCATCCTCCAACGTGACATGCGCTGCGCCCGCGTCCTGGGCTGTGCGCACTGCGTCGAGAACTCGCAGAGACTTCGCCACCTCCGAAAGCGGCAGGCCGCGCTCCTGCGCGCTGGCGTTGATGATGCCGATGATCGGGTCTGCGTACCGGAACGGAAGTGCCTCATCCGCGCCGGGCAGATTGATCATGACGGTCTTCAGGGGAATGCGACGCATTTGGATTGTCTCACTCTTCGGGGGCGGGGTTTGCTTCCAGCCACGCTTGATAGTTGCCCATGGCCTTCGCCGCCAGCAGCCACGACTTTTCTGTCAGGCGGCTCGTGGGCTGGTACGTGGCGTTGACATAGCGGTGGTCATCGTCTGTCCAGTCAGCAGGGCGCGGGATGTCGGGCATGAGTTCTCACCATGTCAGGAGTTGAGCGCGGCGCCACGTGTTGGTGGCAGTCGCAACGTAGATGTAGTCGGCATCCCAAGAAATCGTCCCAGTGGTTCCTGGCGCTGACGCGCTGGCGGGCGTATGCGTGGTGGGGATTGCCACGTGGCCACCAGTGTTCAGGCTCAGCAGCCCCTGCGTCGCGGTCATGGAGACTTTGAACGTCGCCTCGGCGTAAGCACCGAGAGTGCACGATGCTGAAACAACCGGTGGCAGGAATTCGCCATAGCCGCTACCGCCGGCAGTGACATTGACCGCCAGCAGGTTCACAGCCGGCACAAAGGTCAAGTCCACACCGGCGCCGCTCGTCACGCGCGTCGAGACCGGCGAGGACGGCAATGCAGTGTAGTAGCCCGGATTGGTCATGCGGAACCCGCTCACTGCGCCGCTGTTGACCCTGGCAATCTTCCCTTCTGCCGGGCCACCAGCCCGGATGCCCGTCATGGCCGAGCTGCGCACTTGGGACGTGTCGATCGTGTATGTGCCAATGCCGCCCGTGCCCGTGCCGAAGGCAATGATGCGGGTGCGGTCTGTGATCTCGTCGTGGATCAGGAACGTGTTGTTGGTGATGATCCCCGAGGTCATGGCCGAGACGGTCAGCACGTTGTCGGCGATGGTGCCAGTGAACACCGCAGGCCCGGTCGTGGTGATCGCGGTGCTGGCCACCGTCTGCGACTCGCTGACGGTGTATGTGCCAATCCCGCCGGTTCCGGTGCCGAGCGCAATGATGCGGGTGCCGGCCGTCACGCCGGTCATGTTGCTGATGGTCTGCCCGACACCGAACAGCCCTGTGCTGGCCACGGTCACGGTCAGCGTATCGCCGGCAATCTCCGCCGTTCCTGTCGCCGCGGTGGTCGTGGTGCCGCCGGTCACCTCAAATGTGTCGTCCGCAGCGTAGCCGGTTCCTGGTGTCGTCATCGAGAACGATGCGCCAATTCCGAACGCAGCAACGGTCGCGGTCGCTCCGCCCGCCATGCTCAACGTGACCGTGCCAGAGTACAGGCCTGCATTCACGACCTGAATGCTGCTGACCACCGCGGTCTTTGCCAGGACGTCACCCGAAGTTTGCAGGGAGCCGCCAGAAGCGATCTCTGCGCCGAGGTTTCCGCCCCCATCCACCTTGAACCCCGGCGCCATGAACGCCGCCACACGGATGCGGTCCATGTTCGAGAAATCGACACCGAACGCGACCGCATTGGCTGGCCCATCCACGATGCCGCCCTGAATCCCACGCATCACTGCGGACGTTTCTGTTCCGGGGAACCATCCCTCCACACCGCCCACAGCATAGATGGTGTCGAACCCCGGCGCGCGTCCGTCAGCCTGCATCCCCGCGGAGTAGGCAAAGTCCTGCTGCAATCCCCTGCGCACATCGGTGGTCAGCTGCACGACCTTCCCGCCGCCCTTCCAGAGGACCCTGGCGCCATCCGCGACCTGCAAGTCCCATTCGTCGCCGAACAGCTGTCGCAGATGCGGCCCTGCGCCTGCGTTGATGATGGCAATTTCGTTGCGGGAGAACGGACTGCCGCGCTCCGCACCCGGTGTGCCGCCCATCCATGCGCTGGCACGGATCTCGCTGCTGCCTGCCACATGGAACGCGCTCGAGCCGACATTGCCTGCGCCGCCGATGTTCAGGAAGTCGACGGACAGCGTGCGACCGCCGCTCCATCCGCTGGCCAGTGTCTGGCCGTTGTAGATTGCCGTATACCCTGCGTTGGTGTTGGAGAACGTGACCGTATCGCTGTCGATGCCGAACAGAGCCATGCCGCCGACGAAAGAAGCCGACAGGGAGCTTCCCGAAAAATTGCCCCCCACGCGAACCAGCGATTGGTTGATTGCGATCGATCCGCTCGACGTGACGCCCAGCCGCCGGAATGTGTCGGATGGGCTGGAGCTCGGCGCCGCGCTGCCGAAATGCCCGCGCGTGCTCCACACCGGGGCTACACCCTTGCCTGACAGTGCCAGAACGGCATTCGTGTCGCTGCCTGCCACCGTGATGGTCGGGCCACTCGAAGCTGCGGCGCCCGTGGCCAGAATATAGTTTGCCAGGTTGCTCCCCAGGGTGATCCCGGACGCGCCTTTCGGCACCAGGTCAATCGGCACATTGGTCGCAGACCCGGCAGCCACCAGAGCGGGCGACGACGCCACCGCAGCCGGGCGCGCAGACAGGTAATTTGCAGCGCTGGCCACGGTCTGCACCGAGAATCCGATGGCGCCGCTGGGCTGGATGAATGTCCAGCCGCCATCCTGCGCTTGCAGCGACACCGCGTTCGCCGGGGTGGCAATCGTGCTGGTGATGGTTGCGGCCACAGCCCCGTCCGGTGCGCTGTCGCAATACCACGACAGCAGATGGCCTTTCGCCATGGCGATGGCGGTACCGAAGCCGGTCGTTCCATCCGCCCCGGTCAGTGCCGCCTTGTCGAACACGATCCCGGCGTTGAACGTGGACTCGTTGGGAACGATGCCAATGGCCGACAGTGCGGGCGACGGGGAAAGCCCCTGGCCGCCACCGCTCCCCAGCCGCAGAGCTTGCACAGACCCCACGCGCAGCTCGCGGTATGGTGTCGGCTGGCCGTTGGCCACGTTGGACAGGTTGACCGCCTCGAATTCGGCAGCGAAAGCATCGCTCACCGAGCCGGGATACAGCCTCCCCTCGCCGTAGAACCCATACGAGGCAAAGTAGTCGCCCGGGTATGTGCCGGGGTTGTTCGACAGAGCGAATGCCGCGACACCGATGGTGGTCTGCGTGCTGCCTGCCGCCACTGGATCGAGCTGCGCGGTCTGCGAGCCAACCGTAAGCGCGATGGTGCCGAAATTGCTGGTGATGGCCGCGGTGGCATTGAACACCGGCCAGTTGATGTATTCGCTGAGCCAGTCCTTCTCGACGTTCGGCTTGGCTGCGTCGTTGTCCACCGCGCCGCCCACCAGAAGCCGGTCGTTCATCCGCAGCACACGCGCGCCATCGTCGGACCAGAACTCGCCGGTCGCAGGCGCATCGAATGTGCCGGAAACGATGAGCGTGGCGAAGTCGCCATAGCCCGGCGTCGTGCCGCCGATCGTCACCCCATCCAGAGCGCCGCCGGTGATGGCCACTGAAGCCGGGTTCTGCGTGGCCATGCCGCCGAGACCCAGGTTGGACCGCGCCAACGCCTTGTTCGGCACGTCCGACAGATTCAGGCCCGCCAGCAACCGCAGCGCCAGCGCTGCATTCACATCCTGTGCAGTGGCCAGTTCGCCGGGGGCAATCGTCATGACCAAACCGTCCCATCGTTCCAGCTGAACTCATTCCAGCGCCCGGTGCCGGTCGGCACGTCAGGCCCCACCCGGTATTCCACGAACGCGGAGAGGATCAACTGCCGGGCAATGTCCCGCGCCGTGGCCTGCAGATAGTTCACCTCGTAGTCGATCACCTTCTTCTGCGCCAGAATTCCGAATTCCACCTGGGTCTGGTGTTCATCGCGCGGCACGGGAATGTTCATGATCCCCATCTGCTCGCTGTAGAGGAACTGATTCTGCACGTAGTCGCAGAGGTCCAGAACATCGGCATTCCGCAGACCGTACGTGGTGACGCGGACCTTCTCGCGCACCAGCTGGCTGTGGCTCATCGTCGTGTTGAGGATCGGCGCTGCGCTGATCCCCTGCGTGCTCTCCGGCAGAACATTGATGACCACGAAGGGGGGCGCCAGGTTCTGAGTGACCAGGAACGAGGGCAGGATCGGCCACGGCAGCCCGCCCAAACCCAGGACCGGAATATATGGGTTCGCCAGATTGAGCCACAGGGGCAGGCTGTTGCTCACCACCTGCACAGCCTGGAAATCCAGAGGATGATCGATGAATTGCGTCTCCATCGTGGAGAAGATTGCATTCCCCTCGTAGTGATGGATCTTCGCCTGCTCGTAATACATGCCGCGCTGAGCAAACCCGAACCGAATGCCCTGCCACTCGCCGATATACATCACCGACGAGCCAATATCGTTGAAGTCCTCAATCTCGACTTCGCTGGTGAACAGCACCCGGTTGACGGTCGCGCTGTCGGCTTCGTTCTGATTTGCTTGGCTCATGTAGTGCAGGGATCCGTGCGCCACCACAGTCGGCGCCGAAGTCTCCTGGCCCGGCACTGCGTTGTATGCCACCTGATTCAGGCGATGCGCGTTGTAGATGGCAGCCGGCGTGGCAATCGCAGCGCGCACCCAGAACACAGAGCCATCCACCGGCAGCACCAGCCGCACGTATTTGGTGAACGTGATCGTCTGGTTTTCGGACAGCACGCGCTCGCCGGCTTGCAATGCCGCCGCGAGCTGATGCCGGCCACGCGCGGATTCGCTGGCCGACACGGGGTCAGTCCACCCAGGCCATGAAGGACGCCTGGTACAGCCCCGTGTCGCGGAAGGACGGACGGCGCTTGCCGCGGCGCTTCTTTAGCCGGCTGTTCACGCCCATCAGCGCCGCCCTGGTGGGCACCCCGGGGTAACCCAACGTCTCCATGGTCCGGTTCGAGATGAACTGCTTGAACCGCTTCTGAATCTCGCTGGTGGCTTCGAGGAAGGGGTTGGCGCCGACCGGCGCACCCATCAGGACGTTCTCCATGGCGTCCAGCACGGACTCGCGGAGCGCATCCTGCACGCCACCATCGACCTCGTAGAAGATCTCCATCACGTGGTAGCGATCCTCCAACCAGCGCGCGACCTGCGCTGTGGTGACCGTGCGCGGCGCCTTTGCCGGCACCGGCGCCTTCTTGCCGCGGCGTTTCGGGTTAGCCGCCTTCTTGCCGCCGTCGTAGCTGGTGTATGGCTGATCGATGACGCCAAGGTGCAGGGTGATCGTCACGACAACCCCCACAGCGGGCCATAGGCCTGCGCCCACGCCAGGTATTGCCGCCCATAGGGGGTCTTCAGGTTCTGCAGGTTGGCCAGCGTGAAGTCCTTCATCTGCTCGGGGTTGAGCAGGCTGGTGCTGGTGCCGTTGTCGCTGGACGACGTCACCACGCCGGGCGCGAACGCATAGATGGCGAAGCTCGTGCGCAGGTCCGCCCAATAGGTCGAGGGCGGGACGTCCTGGCACCAGTTCACCAGGAAATCACCGCCCAGGTTGTAGACAGACAGCACGTAGATCGGCGGAACCGCAGCCAGCGCTTCGTTCACCGTCGCCAGCGCCAGGTCGTACGCAAACGAGATGAAGATGCTGTCGTCGGGAAGATCGTCGATGGATACGCCCATGAACTGGCGCACCCACGCGAGGAACCCGGCCTGCGTGGGAACGGTCCCCGACATGGCGATGGCTTAGGCGGCTGCGCGGCGACGCCGCACGGTGGGGGGCGGGGGCGCCCCGCCCGACTGGCCGGCGGTGGGCACGCGGATGCCTTCGTTCACCGCGGGAGCCCCGCCGTCCTTCACTTCCTCCTGGATGGTCATTTCCAGCGAGGTCAGCCCGGCTGCGGGGTGCGCCTGCTGCACCTGCTGCGCCACCGCCACGGCGGCGTGCTGGCGCAGGACGCGGCCGCGCTCCTCCAGCACTTCCTGGTTGCTGGCCAGCGCGCGTCGGATCTTCTCCACCGGAATCGGGCGATCGACCGAATAGCAGACGCCGATGAAGTCCTTCGTGCGATCGATCTCGCCCACCGGCACCAGGCCGTACCGGCGGTGCTGCTGCTCGAGGTATTCGACGTCCTCGGGCTGCCATTCGCCGGGCAGCTGCACCTGCTGGCCGACGTCGATCGCCATGCGATGCGGGGCGCGGCCACCGATGGAGCGCCACACGAAGTCCTGGACCTGGCGCGTGGTGTTGGCGACGTAGACCTTCATGGGCTGCCTTTCTGTGGCCGCAGGCGCGGCGGTGGGCGGGGAACGCGGGAGGGTGGGGCACTCGCCCCAGGACGCGGCCAGAAGCGCCACGCGGCGCCCCTGGCCCGCCCAGCGCGGCTCAGGAGTAGGGCATGCTCATGATGGTGACCGCTTCGGGACGCACGCCCCAGCCGCTGGTCACCCGCAGCTCCGACAGCACGTCGACCGCGCCGCCCGGCAGGGGGGTCGGGATCTCGCGCGGCGCCGCCATGTCGCAATACATCAGAGTGCAGGCCTCGATGCCGGGTTCCAGCTTGGCGAAGACGTTCGTGTTCACGCCGCGGATGGTCGGCTTCTTCACCTTGGGCATGGTGAGGATCACCGCGTCGGAGCCGCCGGCGCCCTTCCCGATGAGCGTGTCGTCGTAGGTCCAGGTGATCGTGTCGCCGTTCCAGTCGGCCACTTCCTTCACCATGCCGGCGGTGGTCTGGCTGCCGGCGCCGATGCGCTGGAACTGGGTCAGCTGCACGATGTTCTGGTACTCCATCACCCCCAGCGTGCGCTGCGGACCGCAGATGGTGAATTCCTGGCCGAGGCCCAGCTGCATGGTGCGGGTCTTCAGCGCGCTCAGCTGGGAGAGCAGCCACACGCCAAGCTCGCCATTGTCGTAGGTCAGCACGGTGGTGTTGCCGTTGCTGTCGGCAGGCAGGGTGGTGGCGGTGGCGCCGGCGGTGTTCAGCAGGCCCTCGCCGTTGGCGGGGTTGAAGCCGTCGAGCAGCGCGGAGCGCATCAGCTGGAAGTGGCCCTGCTGCATGCCGAGGCGCTGGGCGCTCTCGATCGGCACGCCCCACCGGGACATGGCCGCGGTGTCGTGGTGGTCGTACTCGCCGCGCACGCGCAGGAGGTAGGTCGGCGTGCTGATCATCGACATGACGGTGGAGATCGACGGCAGCGAGTTGTAGGCGCTCTGGCCGGCGGCCATCTGCGTGCGCAGCTGGATGGCCTTCATGTAGACGAACAGATCGCCCTCGCCGAGGCGCGCAAGGGGCTGGCCATCGGCCACCAGATCGAAGGCGCCGCTGGCCTGGGCGTAGGGCAGCAGCAACCCGGGCTCGATATACGACGGGTTCACCGTCACGAAGGCGGGAGCAATGTTGGCCACTGTCGGGGGTCTCCTACTCGCCGGCGGCGTGGCCGGGCTGCGGGGGAAGCGCGCTACCGGGCGGGGGAAGCCGCCCGGCGCACCGGGTTCAGATCAGGATGACGGCGCAGGTGCCGGCCGTGTTCCAGGTGGCGAAGCCGGTCGCGGTGTCGTACTCCACCACCATGCTGTTGCCGACCTGAAGGTTGAGCACCCGCACGTTCAGCGCGCCGCCGCCCGCGTCCAACTGGCCCTGCACCGTGTCGGCGCCGGGATCCGGGCTGAGCGCATAGACGATCGTCGAGCCGGTGGTGCCGGCCAGCGCGGTGAACGTGCCGTTGTAGGCGGTGGGCACAAAGCCGCTGATGGTGAACACCGAGCCGACCGACAGCCCGTGCGCGCTGGTGGTGGTCAGGGTGACCTGGCCGCCGCCGGTGCTGGCCCACACCGCGTTGGTGATGACGTTGGCATTGTAGGCCGCCACGTAGGGGATCAGGCGCTGCTGCGCGAAGTCCCACGACACCTGGGCGTTGATGATGCCGCCTTCCAGCGATGCCAGAACCGGATCGGCCGCGACCGCGATGCGCGCGCCCGAGCCCAGGCGGTAGAGGTTCATCGTGGCGCCGGCGCCGACCAGCGGCACGGGCGACTGCGGCGTGTTGATGGCCGAGTGGTTCTGGTCGAACACGCTGAAGCCGGTCAGCGCCACGGAGCCAGTCAGCAAGGTCGCGCGCTTGATGGCGCCGCCGAAGGTGCCCGCGGGCACCAGGGGCGAGGCCGGCACGTTCTCGCTGATGCCGACGCCGCCCCACATCGGGAGCGTCTCGGTCGCGGCCAGCACGCCGCCCGCCAGGGCGTTGCGCGCGGAGGGGTCGGCGAACGCCGTGCCCTGGATCAGGCCCTGCCACGTGGTGCCGAACAGGCCGGCCGCGTTGCTGGTGACGATCGGGTTGAGGGTGATCGACATGGATTAGCGGCTCCCGTTGCTGATGCCGGTCACCCGGCGGCGCGATGCGCCGAACTGGTCCATCCACGCCCGCGGCTCGCCCACGAACGAGGTGATCCGGCGGCCGGTGCTGTCGATCGACACCACCTCGCGCAGCGTGCCTTCCGGCACGTCCACCGGGTTGCGGGCGGCCTGCGCCGCGTCGGCGTAGATGGCCGCGGTGGCGATCTCCAGAGCCGGAGGCGGCAGGGTGGCGAGGTCGATGCCTTTCCACGCGGCGCTGTGCTTCTGCAGACCCTGCGCGAGGCGGCGACGGTAGGCCTGCAGCGTCTCGCCCTGCACCGGCCGACTGGCGGTGGCGCCGTGGGCGGCATAGACGCTGTCCGCGCGCACCTGCTCGTCTGCCAGCGCGCGCGCCTCGTCCTCGGGGATCGGGGTGGCCGCGCGCTTGATGCTGTCGAGCTCCGCGCGCAGCGCCTTGACCGCGCTGTCGGCGCGCATCGCGGCTTCCCGCGCCTCCTTCAGCCCGGCTTCCTCCTGCGCGGCAGCGTCGGCCTTCGCCTTCTGCATCGACTTCCAGCCGGCGCAGGCGCTGTCGTAGCGCACGCGATCCGCAGCCGTCTCGCGCGGCATGCTGGCGATCTCCGGGGGGAATTCCTCGCCGGCATCGCCACCGGCGGCGGCGTCCGCAGTCGGCGGCTTCGGATCCGGATCGCCATTCCTGCCACCCGGCGGGTCGAGTGCGTCGAGCCGGCTGGCCATGCCGTCGAGCCGCGCCAGAAGCTGGTCCAGCTTGCCGCCGACGTCGGCGTCGTGCTGATCCGCCTTCGCGGTCGGGTCGGCGTTCGGGGCGGGGGTCTGGTCGGGCATGTCGGGCACCGGTTGCTCTCCGTCAGTTGCAGTGGTGGCGACTCCGGTCGGCGTGCCGCCTTTGTCCCATACGCCTTGCTCGCAAATCGCGAGGTGGTCGAGAAGGCTTGGCTTGCCCTCGATCAGGATGGTTTCGCCGTCCTCGGTCTGCTGGGTGGTGTTCTGGCTTGGGTCGCGGAACACCACGGCAGGCGAGGTTGACAGCCGATGCGCCTCGATCATCTGGATCGTCGACTCATCGTATATCTTGGCAATGCCCCATACTTCATTTTGCTTGACATATGGAAGCATGATCGTGCCGACGACGCGGTCAGCGAATTCCTGGGAGTCGAGCACGCTCGCCTTCGGGTGCTCCACAATCACGGGCAACCCATTGCAACGAGCCAGGAAATGCTCGTTGAGGTAGATCTCCGGGTCGCGCCAGACGTGCTCCTTCAAGCCCTCCCGGTAGGCCATGCCGGTGCCCGTGATGCGCATGGCCACCAGCGCGATGTTCTCGAACCTCTGCGGGCTGGTCAGGTCGCCATCGCGAATCGCCTGCGCAATGCCGAGCTCGTCCATGTCGATGCGCGCGAGCACCACGGCCGCGCCGGGATGCAGGGGCTCGGGGGCATCGCAGGGGAAGACCCATTCGGCTGCGTCGTGCTCCCCGTTCAGTTTGGTGGCGAACGGCTCGCGCACCGGCACCCGGTACGTGGTCCAGTCCACGCCATCCGCCTGGCGGCGCGACCAGAAGCGAAGCGCGTCCGCATCGCCGACGACAGCCGGGTCAATGCCGATTTCCTCGTGCGCTTCGCGGATGGCAGCCTCGGCCGGGGTTTCGCCCTGCTCCACCTTGCCGCCGGGGATGGCCCATTCGCCCGCGTGATCCCCCTCCGCGCTGCGGCGAACCAGCAGCACGCGGCCATCTTTGGCCATGAAGAGGATGCCGGCGGCGACGATCACGGCTTAATCCCGACTACGATGCTCACTCTTTCGTGCGTCGGTCCCCGCGCGTCAATGTTTTCGCGTCAGTCTGGCCGATTGGCTTGGAGTTTCGACGCAATATCGGCTATAAAACCCCTGCGCACGGCAATTGTGCCGGCCACCCGAGGGAGACACCCACATGCCCCGCTTCATCCTGATCGACAACTGCTCCGGCTACATCTGGGGCGACAGCGCCGACCTGAACGGGGCGATCTGGCGCCCGACCATGGACGGGATCGACGCACAGGCGGTGGAGTTCGCCACCGCGCTGGACGCCAGCAACCGCGAGTACGGCCGCACTTACGAGGTGTTCCAGACCCCGCGCGCGATCGCATCCAACCAGACGGGCTACCACGTCTATCGCAGCGACGTGCGCGGCTCCGACCAGATCGGCCACATCACGGACGGCCAGGATCAGGAGATGATCGACGCCGTGGTGCACGACTGCGAATACGTCTGCACCATCGCCATCAGCGACGGGGAGGGATGAGCGATGATCGACCTGATCCTCTGCCGCTCCGATGCCGGCGACGGCGGCTGGAGCCTGCACCCGGATGGCACCACTGACGAGGCGATCGCCAGCGGCGACGCGCGCATCCTGGCCAGCGGCGATGCGGAAATGGTGGGCGGCGAGTGGAGCCGCCCCAACGCCGAGGATTACGCGGAAGCCGTGCTGGCGCTCGGTCCCAACGGTCGCACCAGCATCGGCATCGACGTGGTCTACGGCGCGCGCAGCGTCGACGACGAGGACCGCGACCGGGCCCAAGCTGCTGCGGCGCGGGTGCTCAACCATGCCGGGCTGCGGGCGGCAGACGCCTATGCCGAATACCAGCGCCAGTGGGCAGAGCACGAGGACCACGACATGCTGACCGGTGCGGCGGCGGCCTGGCACAAGGCCGAGATTGCCGCCGACCTGGCGCTGACCGAGGGGTGGATCACCCCTGACGGCGCCAGCTGCACGATCAGCGCGTAGGCTCGCCGCCCGCCTTCTTCGGATCGAAGCTCAGCATCTCGACGAGGCCTGGCGGGTTCTCCGCCAGTTCTTCGTCGTCGTCTGGGCTATCGTCCGTTTCCCATGCTGCCGGCGGGGTGTGCGCCGTTCCGAAGAACGCCTCGGGGAATGCGTCCTTGTGCGCTTCCTCCGCATCCGCGCGTGCCGTCTTGGTCGTGTCCACGGCAGCCCTCCATCCTGCGAACACGGCCGGGTTGATGTAGCTCTGCAGCGCGACGACGGGGGTGTTGCCCAGCTTCGCGCTCACCTGCTTGGCAACGTCCATCACCTTGGCCTGGTATTCCTTCTCGGTCTTGGGCGGATCGGACGTCACCAGCGCGGCCGCGGTGCGCGTGCCGAGCAGGGTGCGGAAATCCTTGGTCTTGAACTTGCCGCCGATCGCCTTGACGTGCTCGCCGAGCTTGTCCTCGGTCAGGTTGCCGAAGATCCTGCCATCCGCGCCCGCGGCCTCGCTGCGCTGCACCAGCATGGCCTTCAGTCCCGGATCGGACACCGGAAGGTCCAGGTCGACGCCCTTCTTTCCGGTGAACTTCAGCCGCACATCGTCGCCATCGCGCACCACGTGCTGGCCCAGCAGGTTCGACGCTCCGTAGGCCTTGACCTTGGCCCCGGTGTCGGCGTCGCTGCCCGGCCGCAGCCCCATCTTCATGATCAGGTCCGTGCAGTCGGCCGCCGCCTTCACCTTGGCGTCGTTCGACTGCATCGCGGCGTCGTTCTTGGCCTTGATGCCAGCAAAGGCTTTGTCGAGCGCCTGCACGCGCGCGAATTTCTGCGCCTGCTGGCGGGCGACGAAATCCGCCGAATAGATCGCGGTCGGCCGCCCCTTCGCATCTTTGCCCGCTGCGATCAGTTCTGCTTTCGGATCCGGGTTCACCGTCACCCCCTGCCACTGCGGCGGGATCTTGGCCGCCAGGACATGCGCCGGGAGCGGGCTGCCATCGGCGAGCATGCGCTTGCCGTCGACCACCTTGGTGGAGACGTGGTTGGCAGCGCGCCCGGTGGTGGGCACGGTGCTGGCAGCCTCATTGCGCGGCGACGGCTTGGGTGCGGGCGCCTTCTTGGCCCCCTTCTCGGCGCCGGCCGGATCGGCTTGCTTCTCCGTCTGCGCTGCCTTGGCGTTGCCAGCGCCGCTGCCGAACCTGCCGTCCTCGGCGCGCGGGTGATCCTCCTCGCGCCACTCGGAGTCAGCGCGGATCCCGCGCTTCACCTCGATCGCGTGGATGCGGCGGTCGATCGCGCGAACTCCCGCGTCAATGCGCGCCAGCTTCACCGGATCCAGCTTCATCGTCCCTGCACCTTCGCTCGCGCCGCTTCCATGGCCTCGCGGCCCTTGGCGGTCACCATGTCGTCGGGAAGTTTGCGCATCGAGTAGATGTACGACCCATAACATCTACAACACGGAAGTTCCGCAGGCATTTCGTGTTCATCTACATACCCAACACTGCCGGGTTTCACGAAGCCTTTCTTGTGCGCCCAACTGTCGCGTATCAAATACACCTTTTCATCGCGTTCTTTATGATCTTTGCGATACGCATAGTTTAATTCCCGCCAGTGCGAGTGCCACCGCATGGCGATCGCCCCGCCATCCTTGGCGATCACGTCGTTGATGCTGGCGGTCAGCTTGTGGCCCTGGTCGATGATCACCCGCCGCTCCTCGAACGGGAGCTGCTTCAGCGCCTTGCCGACGTCGTACTTCGTCTCCCGCTTGTCGGTCACTCGGCTGCCGCCGGCCGGCACAGACGACGCCCAGCCCTGGAACCGCTGCAGCGTCTTGGCGATCGACTGCTCCCGGTTCAGCTTGATGAGGTCGGCACTGGTCATGATCCGACGCTCAAGCTCCGCTCGCAGCTTCGGCTTCACCTCGCGCAGCGTGAACGCCGACACGCCCGGGTGCATGCGCGCGACGCGACCGCCCTCCACCAGGCGCGAGTACAGCCCCTTCATCGTCTCGCGTAGCAGCCGGTCCAGGGTATCGACCGGCGTCATGGTGCGCTTGGCCGCCGCCTCGATCTTGGCCATCCACTCGTCGACGCGACGCTGGCTGTCGAAGCCGTGCGCCGTGATGTCGGCGACCGCTTCGGTGATCACCTCGTAGAGGGTCTTCGGCTTGGCCACCGTTCAGGACGCCTTCTTGGCCGGGGGTTTCTTGCCGCCCGAGGTGTACGCCTTGAACACATGTGCCCCATCGGCGTTCACGCCGGCGTAGCGCATCGACGTGAACCTGGCGCCCTTCGGCAGCACGTATTCCTCGCTGCCCGCGCCCATCGGATCGCTTTCCACGCCGGGCATGCCGTTGCCCGACGAGAACTCGACCACCGCCTGCACCGGATGGTCGAAGGTGCTCGACCAGTGCCGCGCGTATTCCATCGCTACTTCGGGGCTGGTGCCGGTGGAGGTCAACTCGCCCAGCTCGAGCGATCGCCCGCCCAGCGCTGCCTTCATCTCGGCTTCGCTGGCGAACGACATGCCACGGTAGACGGTGACCCCGCCCGGGATCCGCCCGCGCTCTGCGGCCGCCTGGATCTGCGCACCGATGCGCTTGAGGTTGGCGACGTCGTCGTCGGTCAGCTTTTCGCCCGTCGCGTCGCGCTGCCCGGCCTTGAGGTTGCCGCGCAGCGCCTCGTTCACGTCGTAGCCGCTGGCCGCCCAGGTCTGCCAGTCGTTGTTCGACACGGATCCGCTGCCCGAGCCGAACTTGCCATCGGGCGCACGCGGGTGCTTCGATTCGTCCCAGGCGTCGGCGCGTGCCTGGGCGATGCGGTCCAGCCGGATTTCGAGAGCGGCGATCCCTGCCTCGATCCGCGCCAGCACGGCCGGGCTCAGCGCCATGGCTACGCTGCCTCGCGCTGTGGCGCCTGTGCCCTGGCCTGGGCGGCTTCCGGGAGAGGCGGGGCATCCGGCGCGGCGGCTCCGTCCTCGCCGCCCAGCGCCGCCTGGGTGCCGTCGTCGGGGCCCTCCGCGCCCGGGGCGCCGGGCATGCCGCCGCCTTCCTGCTGCTGCTTGGCGGCTTCCGCCTGCTCCTTCGCGTGGTCGCGGATGGCCTCGTAGTCGAGTTCCAGCGGCTCCGTGAACATCTCGCGCAGCGTGTTGAAGTTGGCGGCAGCCCACTCGATCAGACGCGCCTGGTTGTCGGGATCCAGTGTCTGCATCAGCGTGGTCAGCAGGTCGATGATCGCCTTCAGCTTCGTCTCGGCGACCTTCACCTTCTCCGATTCCGGCTCCTCGACCAGGCTCGGCCACGTGGCGGTGAAGCTGTTCTGCCAGCGCGTGAACGCCTGCTCGTAGCTCATCGGACCATATTCCTCGGGGAACTTAGCCTGCACGGCAGCGAAGAAGTCCCGGTTCCAGGCGCGGTGCTGCACCACCCGATCCATGAACGCGTAGAGGGGCGCCATGGCCTCGCGCACCGACTTCACGTAGCGCACGATCTTGGCCGCATCCTCGGTGCCCTCGCCGAAGCCCTCCGCGAAGGTTTCCTCGTTCAGAAGCTTGGCCGGCATGTCGGCTGCCAGCGCGATGTTGGTGATGATGTTGTCGCGGGCGAATTTCCCGGCCCCGTCGATGTTCTGCAGGTTCAGGCTCTCGATCGACTCGTCGGGCGTGATGCCCAGGACGTTGTCCGTCTCGCCGTCCTTCAGCATCTGGCGCTTGATGGCGAACATCCGCTGCATGATGCGGTCGACGACTGAGCCGGCCGGCTTCATCTTGGCGATCAGCAGCCCCGCCTTCCTAGCCACCATGTCGTCGGTCACCATCGTGCTGATGAACGACTTCAGGGGGTAGAGGGCGCGCTGAAACACGCTGCGGCCGACGTAGCCGAACGCGGAGCCCGTGTACGCGATGTAGATCGGCCGCTCGTTCATCACCACGACCACGCGGCTGCGGTGCCACGCCTGGCCAGCGACGGCCACGCTGCTGACCTTCTGGAAGTCGGGCGACATGGGATCCTGGTTGAGCACCAGGCTGCCGGCGGTGTTCAGCGGGTCGAAGGTGGAGATGAAGATCTCCTGCCGCGCCAACGTGGCGAAGTCGATCGGCTCGTTCACCGGCACACCGACCGCGCCCAGAGCAAGCGTCCCGATGCCATACGTGCGCGCCAGGCTCATGGCGGTGGCGATGTGCTGGTCGGCGCGCAGGTTCTCCCACTCACGCAGGAACTGGTCGCGCACCATGTCCTCGGGGCCGTCAGGGATCGACAGCGTGCGCGGCTGCGACTGCGCCAGGCTGATCGGGGTGTCCACCATCTTTCCGCCCATCGGGTGGTAGAGGTAGATCGTCTTGCAGACCTGGTAGCTGGCATCCGCACCGGGCACGATGTCGTCGGCCATCAGCAGATGCTGCAGCTGCGTGCCCAGCGACGCGCCGGCGATCGCGACCGAACCGGACATGGCGCGTCAGTCCTGCAGGGGGTTGTTGTGCCGGCGGCCGAGCGGCGTGCGCAGCATCTCGAGGTGGCGCTTCGCCGCATCCCTGGCCACGGCACTTGGGCCGACCAGCGCAGCAATCGCTGCCGCTTCTTCGGCGGTCAGCTCCACGCTGGTACCGTCCGGCCGGTTCAGGTAGATGCGGTTTTCGTGGCGGAATGCAGTGGGCTGGGCCATGAAGCGGTCCTCCGTGCGTGCGGGATGCGGGACGGCGTGGCGTCCTTCAATCCCACGGAATTGCCCCCGCTGTCACGCATCGCGCAACGACGCCCCTCGCGCCTTCCCCGTTAGCGCGCCGAGGGGGGGGGACGCGCTAACGGGGGCGGGCGCGCAGGATGCGATGCGGACCACCGCGCTGCACGCCATGCGTAGCACGACAGTTCCGGTGCGCAACAGCAGAGCAATGCGCGACGATCACCAGAAGCCGCCCACCGTGCTGCCTATCCACTCCACCCGTCGCGCGTGGGGATGTTCCGCTGCCACCTGCGAGAGCCCGATGCACCGCTCCACCACGGTCCAGCCGTCGTCATAGGTGACCATGTAGATGCGCAGCGGAATCTGCGTGACGCCATGCTCCTGCCGGCGCTTCTGTGCATAGGCTGGCTGTCGCGGCGGCGGGCCTTCGGCGTCAGAAGCCATCGCTGTTCCCGAGCGCCACGATCTGCGCATAGGTGAAGGTGTCGAGCAGATCGTCGGCGCGCGTGGCCGCCTTCTTGTCGCCCACCCGGTAGGACAGCACCTGCGCCAGCATGTGGTTGCGCGTCTGCCCCTTGAACTCCGTCACCTTCTCGTACGCGTGCCGGCTGAATTTCACCTGACCCTGATGGACGTAGCCGCTGACGTTGATGGCGCGCGCGTCTTTCCCGAGTGCCGTGATGGCGCCCTCGATCGGGATGGCGTTCCAACCGCGGCGCTGCGCCTGCTGCAGGAGGATGGTGCCGCTGGCCTTGTCTTCGATCCACACCGGCGGCGTGCCCTGGTCGGGCTGCGCCATGCGGGCGCGGCACGCGATCGCCAGCTCGTGCGCGCGCTTGAACACGGACGGCAGCCAGGTTTCCAGCAGCGCACCCTCGATCTGCACGATATCCCAATCCAGCAGCACGAGCGGGTGGCCGTGAAACCGGGTGCGGGCCCAATAGCTGACCGCGGTACCGTCGTGCTCCTTGCCGTCTTTCGTGGCCGTGTCGATCACCGCGAACACCAGGTCGCAGTTCGCGGGCCAGTCGACGGGCGCGCCGTGCACCAGCAGCTTTTGCTCGTCGAAGAAGGCCTGGCCCGACCAGTCGACGAATTCGGCCAAGTATTCCTGGCGCCACACCAGGGGGTGGCTCTTGCGCTCGAGGTCGAGGAGCTCCTGGCGCGGCAGGAGCGGGTTCGACCGGCTGGGCGCGTGGAAGTCGCGGAAGCCGTATTTCTTCGGCTGGGTGCAGATCTGGAAGAGGAAGTTTTCGGGGTCCGCGCCGGCGGTGTTGGACAGCGCCACCGCAGCGCCGCGCAGGTCGACCAGGGTCGGCCGGATGGCCTGCTCCCACACGTCGATCATGTTCGGCTTCGTGTACGCAGCCTCATCGATGATCGCCAGCTTGTATTTGCGGGAGCGGCCGGCGCGCGGGTTGTCCAGCGACCAGAAGTCGATGCGGCCGCCGCCGATGGTGCGGATGACCTTTTCCTGCGCGTTGGCCCGGGTGACGATCGGGTCCAGGATCTCGCGCATCTCCTGGTACGTCTCGGTGATGATTTTGTAGTCGGGCGCGAAGAAGCCGACCGGCCACCGCTTCGTGGCGCCGTCGCACGCCAGCGTCGTGCCATAGGTGGTCTTGCCCCACCGGCGACCGCAGCGCAGCGCCATGAACCGCCACGGCTGGTTGAATGCTTGGAGCTGGCCAGCGTGCAGGGTGGGCAGGCGAACGGTCGGCATGGGCTACCGCGCCGCGGCGGTTGCGCGCCGCTTGCCATGGCGATATTTTAGCAAAAGGCTCCCCCGCGGGCGCGCGCGCGAGAGATGTGGTACGTACGGACGGTAGTACTGCGGGCGGCGGTCGCGCATCACGCGCCCCCCTCCGTGCCATCGTCGTCCACCGGGATTTCCTGCAGCTGCCGCTCGGGCAGCCCCCCCGTCACCACGATCTCCTTGTCGCCCGCCTCGTCGTCGCGGTTGCGCGGCCGCTCGGCTTCCAGCCACTCGGGGAACCGCCGCAGCCAGATCTCCGCGGCCCGCACGCTGGCACCATTCAGCCCCTTCGCCGTCGCCTTGGCGAACAGCGCCGCGCTCACCGCCGCGGTGGCTTCGATTCGCCCGTCGTCGATGTCCTGGCGAAAGTGGCGCGTCAGCGTGTGCCGCTCGCACCCCACCAGACCCGCAATCTCCTCCACCGACACGCCCAGCGCCGACAGCTTCTTCACGAACGCCCGATCGCGATCCGTCACCTGGAATTTCGGCCGCCCGATGCGCCGCTTGATCTCGTCCGCATCCGCCAGCATGCCCGTGCGCGGCAGCGCAGCAGCCTTCTTCTCCCTGGCCTTCGCCTTGACCTTCGCTGCGCGACCACGTCGCGTCGTCGGTCGGCTCTTCACGCCGCCTGAGGGCGTTTTCGGCATGTGCGGTCCTCATTCTGCCACGCTCGATGCGGAAGCGGGTCGGAAGTCTGTAGCGCGGCACTCCAACATTCGTCCAGAAGCGCGCTCGCACGCGAGTCGGCACATTATGAGCGCGCGTCTGCCGACCTTCCCCATGACTTGACGGTCGTTGGCTTTCTATCTCGCCGATGGGGTTGCGGGGTGGTTTTTCTTGCGGGTGCTACGTGCTGCGCGCGATTGGGGCGGAACGACTTGTGCTGCACTATCGGCTGCGCGTGGGCTCGATTGTTGGGCTGCGCGGGATGGCGGCAATGCAGTTGACAAGGATTCCTTGCGAACTGGCGCTGTGTGCGGGGCTGCAGAAGGATGCGCGGCGGGCTTAAAAACCACTCGACCTTGTGAGTCGGCGATGGCATGGTCCGTTTCGTGGACGGCGAATGTGCCGACTCACTTTCAGGAGAGACGACGATGACGAAACTCACGGACGCGCAGCTGGCCACTCTGACGCGGGGCGCGCAGCACCCGAACGGCTTCATCAGCCCCGCGCCGAAGACCCCGGTGCCGATGGCGATCGCGGCGGCACAGAAGCTGGAGGCGCAGGGGCTGGTGGAGCAGGTGCCCTGCTACCACGACGAGCCCTTCTACCTGCGCGACGAGGGCACGGGCGACTTCATCGGCTTCCGGGTGACGGCGGCCGGCTTCGAGGCGCTCGGAATCGACGGGTCCGAGTGGCCGGCGTACGCCACGCAGGACGCCGGGGCGGATGCGCCGGCGCCGGTGGCCGACATGCCCAA